CAGCTACAAGCTCTGCGTAGGTCATGCCATCGGCCCTCTAGCCATCACGCCTTTAGTGGCAGCGCCAGTACCACGGATTTTGATACCGGAAGTTTTGACTTTTTCATCACCTGCGGACTTACTGACTGCGCCAACAGACATGTCGTATGTATCCAGCTTGCTACGGTTAGCGCCACTACCGGGGTTTTCTTGCACCCGGACAGTCTTGCCACTCATGGTGTGAGGCTTTGCATACGCAGATGCGGGTTTGTTATTTACCATGATTAACCTCGCTTTTGAGCAGCAATTTTTGCCAGATTGCGACCCATAGTCTTCATATCTTTGTTGGTCTTGCCCTTGCTGCTACCAGCAGGTTTGCCAGACATGATTCCAACGGTTGGGCCGTCATCGCCTAGATTTCTACCTTTGGTTTTGCCACGTTGAGCAACGCCATCAGCTGATCGTGTAAATGCCATTTCAAACTCCTTATGTGGTTTGTACCGATATTGTGCCTAAGTTTACTGTTAAAACCAAGTTATTGGGAGTTAAAACAGTATCGAAATATGATGCCCCGCCAACTGGATTCCAGCCCCATTGGAATATCCTGCTACCCCCTTCTGGAGTGCCTGTTTGTTCCGGGCTAATCTGTAATCCACTTGTGCCTGACAAAACATAACTGCGGTCGGGTCTTGGGTTTCTAACCCCCTGCGGGTCATCTACCGGAAACTCACCTAAATGTAATTGGGGATGATCTGGATCCCAGCATTCCGGGCAAACCAAAAGCTCATAGTTTTTGCCTTTGATAACTTCCCGGCGTAGCTTTGTCAGTTTAAACCGCCCATCGCAGCGGTCGCACTGGGCAATACTGTTTTTACCAGAGGCATACCTATTACCCACTAGAAAGTACTCCCAATAAACTGCTGACGGGGTACAAATCTAACTGCGGCTTTATCCCTATCCTCATCAGAAGCCAACTGCCAAGCCTCATCGTACTGGGCTTTCAGTAGCTGAACCCTATCTAGGGCATTGGGAACTTTCGTGGATAGCTGGTATGCAAGCCCAGCAGCCATAGCCGGTATAAACCGGAAAGGAACATCCATCGTGTTGGAACCGCTTCCGGCATCCTGAATCCGGCGCAGTCTCCAGTACACAAACTGGTAGGCTTGGGAGTTATCCGGTACGGGCCAAACGGTAATCCTTGGCTGCTCAAGCCTCTGAATCCATACCTGAATTGGTCTGGCTTGCTGGAGCTTATTTGGCAGTGTTGCGTAGGTAGGCTCGGCAATCCGGGTAATGGTCAAATCTGCCTGAGTGGAGACATTCCCTGCGCCAGTACGGATAACATGATCAAGGAGATCTACCGTGTCTACCGGGAGGTTGTATGTGGCAGTTCCGGGTACAAGGTTTATCGTGCCTTGTTCCATAGTCCACATGTTTACACCCCGGTTAGCCCAATCAGCAAACATAATGTTTAAACTGCGTCTGGCTGTCCTAAGATCGTATCCCGTACGCATCTCCTGACCACAGCGTTCAAACGCTTCCTCGACAAGTTCTACCAAGTCAAGGTTAAATGTTGCTGTGCCGGAGGTAGACATTATTTTTTCTTCCTTGCGCGAGCTTTATTTATTGAACCACCCTTAACAAATCTTTTGGTATATGAAATACCGCCACCAGTAATCCGGCTTTGTAGCTTGTCATCATGTGGTTTATAAGCTCCCGCGTCCAAATAAGCGGATATGTCAGAATCTTTGGATAATTTTTTACTTAACGAAAACCGACCACCTGCACCAATACCATATTTATCAGCGCCACCACCACCCATAACATTGAACTTTGGGGAGTCTTCTTCTTCCTTGGTAACACCACCTTCAGCATACTCCGTGAAATCGGTGTTATCCCGGCGGGGTTTTGTCTTACCCTTGGGCATCTTTGACGGTGCAATAGCACCCATTCCACGGCTTGCCATCATGGTTATTTCCTTTTTGCCATTCCACCGCCACACATGACTATAGTGCCACGGGTTTTACCTCGTTGAGCAATACCATCTGCACGCTTTGAAGCGGAGCTTACTGAGCCACCAGAAGCCATTTTTGGGCCATACTTTAGGCGGTTCATACCAGCGCGTGCGGCTTCAACTGGGACATCAATGTACATAGTTTTAGCAGTCGATCCAATACCTTTGATAACCTCTTTAGCGGCAGTGCCGTAGTTGCCTTTTTTAAACTCTTCAGCGGCGGCATCACCGTAACGCCGAGTGTTCTGTACACCTACATCAATGGACTCTTTAGCACCGGGGTTGTACTTCTCAATTTTGTCCATAACCGACTCACCTTTAAGTTTGCCAGTTGTGGTGTCTGCTTCAGGCATAGCTTTGTCATAAGCTTTTGTGTCTTTAGCACGTTTTTTAGCTTCGATTACATCTTCAGGAGACACATCACTCATATCCTGACCGGGGGCGAATTGAGGTTTAGTTGCCATGATTAATAAATCCTTCCGCGTGTTTTGCCTTTGGTTGCAATGCCATCTGCCCGTTTTGATGCAGATGAACGAGCCATACCACCAGACGCCATTTTCTTGACGGGTTTAGCTTTGACTTTACCGCCTCGCTTCATACCGCCAGCAGCGGCTGCTTCATCCATTAAGTTTCTACGCGCAATAGCTTCTGCGGGGCTGAATCCTTCAGCTTCTCTTCGGGCTGCGGCTGCTCTGTTATAGGCATCTTGCACCCGTTTGGCGGTAGCCATTTCGGTGGCAATATTTCCAACACCTGCTAGTCTACCGGGGCCAGCCGCCATTAACGTGTTTTTAACATTTCTGCCTAACTCTGAGCCAGAAACTCGCTCTCCACCAACTGGGGCTTTAACATTCTGTCCCGGAATTAAGTCAGCGGAAGACTGTGGTGGGTATCGTTTTGCAAGTCGTGCCGTCTCATCTCCAGTATCTCTGATCGGTGTTGGCGGTGCAGGGTAACGCTTCAAAAGCCTTTGGGTCTCATCTCCAGTATCCCTAACTGATGCTGGTGTCGGAGCAGGATAACGCTTCGCAAGTCGTGCCGTTTCATCCCCAGTGTCCCTAACCGATGACGGTGCAGGGTAACGCCTTGCAAGCCTTTCAGTTTCATCGCCAGTATCCCTAATGGGTGCTGGTGTTGCTCTGGGTGCAACAGACCGTGCTGCTGTAGATGGCGTTCTTGCCGGTGCGGTTTTGGATTCCCATCCCGGCTCTTGTAAGTCCATTACGCTACCGTAACGAACATTGGGATCATAAGTATCGTCTATGATGTCGGGGGAACTTTGTGGAGCCGTAGTGGAAGCTGGAGTAGCCTCACCACCTTTCTCTTGTTTTTTATCTTTACCACGAAGGGCAAACCCCAACATGCCTAAAGCGGCAAGTGCGGCTAAATCTCTATTGCGTGCCATGATGTTTCCTCAGCATTTACCGCCACGTTTCATGGCAATCTGCATGGCTTTTGTTTTGCCTTTTTTGGCAATTCCATCAGCAGAACGTGTAAATCCCCCAGCCTTCATGCCTTTAGGCTCTTTGGATTCCATCTTTGCATAAGCTGTAGGAGACATTTTGCCGGACTTGATTTGCCGAGCAAGCTTTGCTGAAGGCTCTTCTTTATGCCCTTCAGACTTCTCACCACGGGCAAAACCACGCTCAGAAATCTTTCCAGACTTCAAGGCTTTGGCTTCTTTCAGTTCTTCCCCGTAGGTTTCTTTTCCACCAAATAGTTTCTTAGCCATAGTGTCACCACCTTTTGAAAAAAGACTAGATTTCCCGTGAAAAGTTTTAGGCTTGTTTACAACTTGCCTATCAGGGCGAGATTTACTTTTGTCAGCCTTGATGTAATCTTCACCAACGCTCATTGGAACGCCTGCTTTCTTGGCAAATGCTGGGTTATTAGCCACAGCCGCCATGAAATTATGTTGCTTCTTGCTAACTGAGGGCACTTCTGGACTCCTTGATCATCAAATCAATTTTGTCATTTAGCTTTTCAAACTTGGCGTCCATGTGTGCAAGCACACGTTCTATTTCTGCTGGAGTAACAGTGTCACGGGCGATTTCTTCCCTTGTCTTATTAAGCAAAATAGTTATACGCGCCAATTCATCAGACTTTTCGCGCAAGTTCCACCCCAATAAAGCGATAAAAACCGTCAGTAGCGTGTTCCAGACAATTGCATCCATCTCAACATTTCCACGCCCGCAGGCTTTTATTAATCCTCGAATCCGGGTTTTTTGCGGTTTTTGCGCTCGTTAGCTTCTTTTTCATCCCCTCCATACGGGCGCAGAAAGAGTCGCGGCGTTT